GCCACCACTGGAAATTACACAGCCGGGCGATATGACTGGATAGCTCACGTTTCCGACGGCACCGATAAGTATCAGGTGGACGCGGGCAGCATGCAGGTATTGCCAGACTTGTCGGCGGCCGCAGCCACCTACGACGGCCGCAGTCACGCTCGCAAGATGCTGGATGCGTTGAATGCCTTGCTGGAAGGGCAGGCCACGTCCGGCCAAATCGAAATCATCAACGTTAGCCACAATGGCCGTGCGCTGCAGCGGGACAAGGCTGAACTGATTAAGCTGCGTGATCGGTACGCCGCTGCCGTGCGGCAGGAAAATGAGGCGGCACGCATTGCTCGTGGCGAGAAATCGTCACGCTTAGTACAGGTGAGGTTCACAGGATGAATAAGCAAGCAAATGTCATCCGGCTACCTGTTCAGCGTCAATGGAGCTCGGCCAAGCATTCCACGTTAAATTCTGACTGGGCCACTTACTCCCGTCCTGCTGATATCGACATCCGGTATGGGTTGCCGACGATGCGGGCCAGGGCTCGCGAGCTGGCGCAAAATTCAGACCACGCCAAGGGTTTTTTGCGCATCGTCCGCAACAACATCGTTGGGGCGCCAGGGTTTGTGCTCCAATCCCGCGCAGTTCGGGCCAATGGAAAACCTGATGAGCCGCTTCGGGAACAGATCGAATCCGAGTGGCTTGCCTGGGGCCGGCGCGGTAATTGCGAGGTTAGCGGAAAGTTCTCATGGCGCGGACTACAGCGCCATGTCGTTGAAACCATCGCTCGTGACGGTGAAGCGTTTATTCGCATCGTCACGCCCTATGAGAATCGATGGGGATTTGCCCTGCAGGTAATCGACCCCGAGGCTGTGGATATCGCCTACAACGGCGAGTACCAAGGCAGGCCGATCCGTATGGGCGTGGAACTGAACGATGATCGGCGCCCTGTCGCCTACTGGGTTAACGGGGAGCCGACGATCAACCAATCATCCTACCGTATCGATGACCGCTATCGGGTGCCGGCGAAGGAAATGATTCATGCTTATCTGCCGGAATTCACCTGGCAGACCCGCGGTGTCCCGTGGATGGCCACAGCAGCAGGCCGGTTGCACATGATAACAGGAACGGAAGATGCTGAAGTAACCGCCAGTCGTGCCAGTGCCGCCAAGTTCGCAGCCTACCATGCGCAAGAGTGGGCACCACAGCCAGAAACTCCGGCAGATTCAGGGCTTGTCGATTCCAGTGGAAACCCAATGGCTGCAGATCCTGGACAGTTTGCCCAGGATTTGGCTCCAGGGACCATGGAAGTCGTCCCGTTCGGCTACAAGCTCGATCTGCTAGATCCGCAACACCCAAACGCGGCGATGCCGGACTTCCTCAAGTGGGGGCTGCGCTCCGTTGCCACAGGACTAGGAGTTTCCTATAACACGCTTGGCAATGATGCCGAAGGCGTTAATTACACCAGTCTACGCTTTTTCCTTGGTGTCGAGCGAGACAACTGGATGGAAGCTCAGGACTGGTTTGAGGCGGATTTTCCCGAGCCGATTCGTCAACAGTGGAGCAACGCACAGCTAATGTTTGGCACGCTGACGCCACGCCCTGGCAGGGAACATCAGGTGCATAACATTCGGTGGCAGCCGCGCAGGTGGGAAGGCCCAGACCCTGCAAAACAGGCCAGCGCCGACAAGCAAGAGTTGGAAATTGGCACTACCACATTGAGCCAGATTTATGCACGTAAAGGCGTGGACTTCGAAGACGCGATAAAGCAGCGCGTTGCCGAATTAGGAAAGATCAAAGCTGCGGCAGAATCTGCAGGATTAACTCTAGCAGAAGTGTTGCCGCATTTGTCTGGACTGTCCGAACTGACCGAGCAGCCGCAGGATTTAGATGATGAATGACCGCACAAAAGAATTAATTGGGAAAACGCTTACACGCGAGGCCACGTTCCGTGGTGATTCTATCAATACGGACGAGCGAACCGCTGAGCTGGCTTTTTCGTCCGAGACGCCGGTTGAGCGGTGGTATGGCGCGGAGATTCTATCTCATGCGGCCGGCGCCGTTCGTATGGATCGCCTGAAAGATGGGGCGCCTTTGTTGCTGCAGCACGACGCAGACAAACAAATCGGCGTGATTCAGTCTGCACGCATTGATCAAGACAAAACCGGACGCGCCACCGTGCGATTCAGCCGTGGAGCTCTTGGCGATGAAATTATGCAGGACGTGGCTGACGGCATCCGTAGCAAGGTGTCTGTTGGTTACATGATTCACAACCTGGTCATGGATGAATCAAGTGATGACGGTGATACATACCGCGTCACCGACTGGGAACCACTTGAAATTTCTATTGTTTCCATACCCGCGGATAACGCCGTCGGCGTCGGCCGCGCTCACACCCACCAACCGGAGGCAATCATGCCTGAAGACACGAAGAAAGCCCCGGTCGTCATCGATGAGCCCATCGCGCCGACCGAAACCGAAAAGTCATCTGCTCGCAAGCAGGATAAGCCTGACCCTAAAGACGCCATCAAAGAAGCACAAGCAAGTGCCGATGCGGATCAAATCCGCGCAATCGGAAAGTTTTTCGGTCTGGAAGACCTGGCCGAACGCGAGCTTTTGCTTGGCACTTCCCTGACCGATTTTCGCACCCTGGTGCGCAAACACAAGCCTGACCCCGTGCCAAGCGCTCCACGTGTAGAGTCCCGCATCCCCCATGCTGGCAAGCTGCAGGCCTTCCGCGCTGATCTGTACGGCAGTCGCGCCGAGGCTGAGGAAGCCGCCTACCGCGCCGGCCAGTGGTCCCGTGCAGTGATGTTCGGTGATGCCAAGGCCGCCAGGTGGTGCCGCGACTACGGGATGCAGCTCGCTGAGCGTGTGCTAACCGGCGCAACGGCAGGCCAATCGGTTATCGTGCCGGATGAACTCGTGCTGCCCATTATCAGCCTGCGCGAACAGTACGGTATCGCACGCCGTTATTGTTACGTACACCCGATGGCCAGCGACACCGCCAGCGTGCCTAGGGATACCGCTGATGCTACAGCCTATTTCGTCGGCCGCGAAGAAGCCCCGACCCAGAGTGAGCCCGGTTTCGACAACATCGAACTGGTAGCCCGCAACGTGGCGGCGGAAACACGCATCAGCAACGACTACGCTGACGATTCAGCCATCAACTTGGCCGATCATGTGGCCGAAAAGCACGCTCGCGCTTTCGCTGTAAAGGAGGACACTTGCCTGTTTAACGGTGACGGCACTTCCACCTATGGCGGCATCAACGGTATTCGCAACAAGATTCTGACCCTGGCCGGTGCTATCGATGCGGCAAGTGGAAACGATACGTTTGCGGAAATCACCGCTGCCGATCTGCGCAAAGTGATGGGTGCCTTGCCTGATTACCCTGGCATTAATCCCTATTGGTTCACCTCCAAGCCAGGTCAGGCCAACATGTTCGGTCGGCTCAAAGACGCTGCTGGTGGCAACACCAAACAGAACCTGAGCGAGGGCGAGGCCGACACCTGGGCCGGTTACGACATCGTTACCAGCCCGGCCATGCCAAAGGTTCTAACCGACTTGTCCGACGTGGCCATGGCCATTTTCGGCGATTTGCGCATGGGTGTCATGTTAGGCGACCGTCGCGGCATGACCATGATGGTTGATCCCTACAGCCTGTCGAGCTATCAGCAGACCAAGATCATCAGTTCTGAGCGGTTCGACATCAACGTGCACGGTGTTGGTGATGCCAGCAATGCCGGACCCATCGTCGCCTTGATCGGCGAGTAATCCATTCTGAGGGGCGCATTAGCGCCCCAATAGGAGATGCAGAGATGAACCCTATTCAGCAAATAAAATATGTATCGATGACGCCCCCGGCTGCCATCATCGATAACGCTTCTGCCACCGTGGCTGAAGTGGACACCATCGGCTGGGACTACATGACTATCGTGTGTCAGGTAGGCGCTACCGACATTGCCATGTCAGCGTTGAAAGTCACTGAGTCTGATACCAGTGGTAGCGGCCATGCCGATGTGACTGGCTTGGTGTTCGGCACTTCCACCGACATCGACGGAGACACTTCAGCCCTGCCAACCGCCACTGATGACAACGGATTTTTCGTCTTTCAGATCGATTTGCGCAACCGCAAGCGCTACATCGATATGACGGCCACTGTTGGTGATGGTACCGCCGGCGCCTATCTGGCGATTTTCGGCATGCTTTCCCGTGGCGATACTGGCCCAACCACTGTTTCCGGTATGGGTGCTGCTGGCGTCCTGGCTGTTGGTTAATAGGTAACTGCCATGTCCATCGGCCCGCAAATCCCAATGTTCCAGCGAACCCGCTGCGAGGCATTGGCGCGGGCGGTGGGCTGTCACTGGCCTATCAGTAACTGGAGCTCAGGCAATCAGAAGGAGAACCAGGACCGCATGCCATACCTGATGCCGTCCGGGGAATCGCTCAGCAGCCAATACCCGGAGGTCTCATGAAAAACACCATTGCCCTGGCTGTTC